CCGATCCTAGTCCTCTACCCATTATCCCCGGTTATAATATTTTAATACGTCCCGTATCTATCAAAGCAAAAACAAAGGGTGGTATTATACTGCCTGATTCAACAGTCGATGATATGGCTTATCTAACTACAGTTGGAAAAGTTATTGCTATTGGTGAGCTTGCCTACAAAGACGAAGATAAGTTTGCTACCAGACCTTGGTGTAAGCTAGGTGATTATGTATGTTACGGTAAGCATGCTGGTGTAAAAATGATCTACAAAGGTATAAAACTTATTCTATTATATGATGATCAAATTATGCTAAAGGTAGAAAATCCAAAAGATTTAGACCCTACATTTAATTTATCTAATTAAGGGGTTGCGTAAACGCAAAAAATAGTGTATAATATAGTTAATCGTAAAACGTCTGTGTCGAATCAGTCGAAAGGAAAAAGTTAAATGGAAGAAAACGAAAACGGTTGGGGTGACGTTACACTTCAAGAAAAGGTAGAGTATGAGATTGAAGAGGATGCTCCACCTGCCGCACAAGAAGCAAAGCCTGAAGTAACTCCTGAAGCTCCTAAGAAAGAAGAAATAAAAGAGCTTGATGGTATTGAAACTAATGGCGCACAAAAAAGAATCCGGCAGTTAGTAAAGCAAAGAAAAGAACGAGAAGAAGAAATTCAAGCTTTACTAAAAGAGAAGCAAGACTTACAAGAAAGGCTTTCTTCTCAAGAACAGAGTTTTGTTGACACTCAAAAAACATCTACCCATATGAGTGAGCAACAGTTAAATGATAAGGTTGCTTTTGCAAAGTCTGCATATTTAGATGCTTATAATTCGGGTGACGGAGAGAAAGTTCTTCAAACATTAGAAGTTCTTCAAAGAAGTCAACTTGATTTAGATAATCTTAGTAAACAAAAAGCTGCTTTAGAACAATACACTAAAGCAAAAGAAGAAGAAGCTAAGAAGCAAGCAGATCAACCACAACAACCTGCTCAAGCAAGACCTGACCCAAGAGCAGAAGAATGGGCAGCGGAGAATGAGTGGTTTGGTAAGGATAGTATTCTAACAGCTTCCGCACTAGCAGTTGATGCAGAGTTAAAACAACAAGGATACAATCCTGACGAAGAAGATTTTTATGGAGAGATTGATCGTAGATTACGAGAAGAATTTCCACATAAGTTTACTGATCAAGAGGTTAGTGAAGATAATCGTCCGCAGCAGACGGCACCTGCTGCTCAAGTGGTCGCTGGAGCTTCCCGGTCGCCAGCAACTTCCACAGGTAAGAAGATCAAACTTTCACAAGAAGATGTTCGACTTGCTAATAAATGGAATATACCACTTGAAGTATATGCCGCTGAAAAATTAAAAGTTGATGGTTCAGACGGTGAGTACACAGATGTATCATTTGGCCGAGGGAGTTAAGACATGAACACACGAAAGAGCGTAGCACGTTCAGCCAGTACTAGAGAACAGAATACAAGAGAAGAAACCGAGTGGACATATGAAGAGCCTAATGCCCTTGAAATTCCTGATCCAGTAATCAATAGATTTGCTAATGAAGGAATGTCATTACGTTGGATTCGTATAAATCTAAAGGGTGTAGACGATTACCAAAATGTTGGTAAGAGAATGGCAGAAGGATGGGCATGGGTTACTCCTGATGAAGTTCCAGAAATGGCAGTATCTTCTATCGTGCAGGAGAATGGGCGGTATATCGGAACAGTCTGTCGTGGAGACTTGGCATTAGCTAAAATGCCTACCGGAAAAGTAGAAGCCCGCACAAGGTACTTTGAACAGAAGGGTCAACAGTTAATGCATGCTGTGAACTCACAACTAGAAAACTCTTCAGATTCAAGAATGCCTATTAGTAATAACAGTAGGTCTACAGTAACTAGAGGTCGAAGACCTAACTTTCAAGAATAGTTATTGTGGACTGCGTAAACATGGAGGAGTGACATTATGTCTACTACTAAAAACCTAAGAGGTTTCCTTCCTGCTCGCAAACGTGGTTCTGGTACTAACTCTACAGGTTTTGATGAGCTACCAATCGCATCTGGTGACGCAAGAAATATCTTTACAGGTGATCTTGTAAAGACAAGCCTTGGTAATGTAGAACCAGTCTCAGCAGACGCCGACTATGCAGACGGTGTTTTTATGGGATGCCATTACGTTGCAAACGGGGAACCTAAATACAGCAAGTATTGGCCCGCCAATACAAGTGCTACAGATATTAAAGCTTTTGTAGCTACAAGTCCAAGCAATACTTACTTTATTCAAGCAGACGCTTCTTGTTCTGCTGGTGATATTAATACAGTAAACTTTGGATTAACTTTGGGAACAGGTAGCACCTTTACCGGACAGTCTGGTTTTGGTGTTAAAGCTGCAACAAGAAATACCACTATTCTTCCAGTAAGAGCTATTGGTGTTCTTGATGAGCCGGGTAACGATATTACCGTTGCTACGGAAAGAGCATTTCCTGTTCTAGAAGTTCGTATTGTGAAGCATGTTGATGCTGTTCTATCAGCACCATCTGGCATTTAAGGGGGGTTTGAATTATGGCTATTAATAGAGCTAGTATAGCAAAAGAACTTCTCCCCGGTCTAAATGCTGTATTTGGACTAGAATATGGAGAAGTTGATAATGAGCATGAGCCTCTATTTGAGGTTGAAAACTCAGACAGAGCTTTTGAAGAAGAAGTTCTGTTCACAGGCTTTGGTACTGCACCTGTAAAGGGTGAGGGTGCTGCAGTCACATACGATGAGGCAAGTGAAAGTTATGTTGCTCGTTATGTAAACGAGACCATTGCTCTTGCCTTCGCAGTGACAGAAGAAGCTATGGAAGATAATTTGTATGATACTTTTGCCAAGCTTAGAGCAAAAGCCCTTGCAAGAGCAATGGCTAATACTAAGCAGGTTAAAGCTGCAGACATCTTCAACAACGGTTTCACTGATGTTGCTGCCTATCATGGTGGCGATGGTAAGCCACTTTTTAGTGCTACCCATCCAACAGTCAATGGAACACAATCAAATCTTCTAGCTGCAGCAGACCTTTCGTTTGCTTCTCTAGAAGCAGCACTTACCACCATTCAGAAAATCGAGGATGACCGAGGTATTCTTGTTGGTGGTTCAGCAGTGTCTCTTCATGTTGCACCTGACAACTGGGCAACATCAAACTCATTGCTTAATTCCACACTAATCCCCACCTCTGGTACTACTGCTATGGGTGCAGGACTTGTGGCAGCTTCAGGCTGGAATGATGTAAACTCAATCCAAAGCATGTCAATGCTTCCAAAGGGTTGTTTCATTAACCGTCGCTTTATTGATACTGATGCTTGGTTCGTTAGAACAAATGTTCCTAACGGTGCTAAGATGTTCACTAGAGCGCCACTACAGACAAAGATGGAGCCAGACTTCGATACTGGTAATCTTCGCTTCAAAGCTAGAGAGCGTTATAGCTTTGGTTGGTCTGATTGGAGAAGTTACTTCGGTAACGCAGGTTAAAATAAATATAGTTAGGAGGGAGAAGAAATTCTCTCTCCTAATTATTTAGGAGATTTAAATGTCGAATATTAGAATGGCTCAAGTTGCAGGTGGTGCAGGAGGCAATGGTCTTTTTGTAGATGCTATTACAAGTACAACTATATCTGATACTAGAATACAAGTCTATAGCTTTGCAGTTACTGCAGCATCAGAAATGGTGGTTGGTGATAGTCTTGGTGCTAAAATAAAACATGCGGCTTTAGCTGCTAATACAGTAGACAATGTTTATATCAGTGAGATTGGTATTAAATGTACTGGTAATGTTTCATTAGCTGGTGCTAGTAATGGCGGCAAGTTTTACATTTATTATGGATAATTAAATGCCTTCTTATAGTGATCTTGTATTAGATATTCAACGAACCGCTGAAAATGATTCACAGGAATTTAGTGATCAGATTCCTGTGCTTATTAATAAAGCAGAGTATCGTCTTATAAAAGAGTTAGATGATGTTGCATTAAACCAAATAACATCTATTACTACGCAAGCAAACAACCCACTTGTTTCTCTTGCATCCGATACAAGAATTATAAGAAATATTAATATTAAAGTTTCAGGTTCAAAAATTAATCTACTACAAAGAAGCCAAGAGTATGCATATGACTATTGGCCTTTTGTGTCTTCATCAGTTGGAGAACCTAAATACTATGCAATGCGGAGTAATACACAAATTTATATTGTACCTACTCCTGCCTCTGCATATGATACAGAAGTTGTTTATGTGGCAAGACCCACTACTCTTACATCTGCTGCACCAAACAATTATTTTTCAGACTTTTGTTACAATGCCCTCTTCTATGCATCAATGATTGAAGCATCTCTATTCAATAAAAGTTTTAACACAGTAGCTGCATGGCAAGCTGAACTTAAAGGTTCTATTGATTCTCTTCGTAATCAGGCTAGAAGAAACAGGCAAGACAATATGGAACTTAATACAAGTCCAGCAGGTAGTGCAAACACAATCATTCAAGGAAGTAGTTAGGAGGGTATTATGCCACTTATTAATAATAAAGGCTATTCTTACGACGCAAAAGGTTTTAAGAAATATAAAGAAGATAGAGAAGCTTGTACAGGGCGTCCTACCGGACAGGGCTATGGTGCTGCTAGAAAAGGCCCAGCAGCTACTGGTGACTCTATTCGCTTTGATACTGTTGTTGTTGATAACAAAGAATATGATTATTCAGTATAAAGGAATAGAATTATGGCTAAAGCAAAAAGTCTTTTAAAGAAAAGAGGTAGAAAAGGTAAAGGTCGTAAGGCTATTTCTCCTGAGATAAAAGCTAAAGCAAAAGCTGCTGGTTTTACTTCTGTTAAGAAATGGGAAGAGGCTGGAAAGCCGGGACCAAAAACAAAACAGACAAGAGGCTCTGCTAGAAAAAAAGATACAGAGTACGATAAGAAAAGTAAAAGAGGTCGGGAAATTAATAGACTTTTAAAACAGCAAAAGGCTGATGATGCGGATTCTCCTCGTATAGGTAATAGAGGAAAGACCTATCTTAATGATCCTAGCGATGTTGGTGAAGGTGTAAATACTATGCCTTTATCAAAACATAGTCTTCCAAATAAAGTTTCTCGTAAAAGAAGAAGACAACTGGTTGAGACAGGACAAGCTGCTGCCACTCCTCGTACTAAAACTAATCGTACTGGCTTGCGTAATACTGGTAGATTTGCTGAAGATTCTGGTAGTGTTGCAGAATCTATGGGTCTTAGAGGAAGAGGAACCATTGATGAAGATGAAATTATGGAACTTGGTGGTTTTGAAATACGAAAAGGTGGAGGCCAAATTAAGTACAAGAAAAAAGGTGGTCCTATTGGAGTTGGTAAAGCTTTAGGCGGCTACGGAAAGGTAAGGAGTTAATATTATGGCTAAAGGAAAAATTTTTCAATCTATAGCTAAAAGAAAACGTAAACCTTACGAGGGTCGTACATCAAAGAAAACTAAAAAGTATACAAAAGGTGGCTCGTCTGTTCAAAAACCTATGAGAGATGCTAAATCAAAAAATCAAAGATATCAAAGATTTGGCGATGGTGAAGATAAAGAAGTTCCAATTCCAGAAAAGAAATTTACAGAAACTGAAGGTACGAGAAGAGACCCTGAAGGTAAAGGTTCTGTAGATGCAGCAAGAGATGTAGGTACAAGGGGTGAAAAAATAACTAGAGGATCAAAAAGTGGTGCAAACTTTTTAACTGATCAATCTGCAGTTGGTGGCGGAAGAAAAAGAGCTAAAGCAAAAGTTCAATTAGAAAAATTAGAAAGACAAAATAAACTTACAGCTAAAGAAAAAACTCAACTTGCTAATATGATAAAAGCTGATAAAGAAGCTGCTGATAGGCAAGCAGGAAAAAATACAAAATCTAAACTTGCTAAATCTGCTGCTCAAAAGAAAGTATCTGCAACTAAAAAAGCTGAAGAAGATTTAACTCATTTTTATCAAACAGGTGAAATGAGAAACGGTTTTAAACCTACACCACAACAAGAAAGACAAGCTATAAAAAATTTAAAAGCTAGGGGAATGACTAAACAAGCTAGAGAAATTGAAGCTCGAAAAGAGCTTGGCGCTAAAGAATTTGCTAGGCAAAAAAATAAAGAAGGCAGAAAAAGTGGCAGTCCAAAAGAATTTAAAAGTAGACCAGAAGAGCGCAAGTATGGAGGTAAAGTTATGAAAAAGAATATGGGTGGGCCTGTTCGTAAAAGAGTTGGAATGGCATCTAAGATGACTAGCAGAAAAGCTGGTGGTCCTGTTCGTCAAAGATACGCAATGGCAACTGGTAAAAAATAGTGCCTTACTCTAAGTACAGCCCTAAACAAAAAAGATTAGCAGCAGTAGCAAGTCCAAGGAAAAAAATTACTTCTGCTGATCTTAAAGCTGTGAGAGGAAAGAAAAAAGGTGGAACTGTTAAGAAGTCAACAGTCAATCAGGCAGGTAATTATACAAAACCAACTATGCGTAAAAACCTATTTAACAAAATTAAGTCAGGTAGTAAGGGAGGTAAACCCGGTCAGTGGTCAGCTAGAAAAGCACAGATGTTGGCACAGGAATACAAGAAGAAGGGCGGGGGTTACAAAAGCTAATGGCGCTTACAAAGTCACAGAAAAGCCTGAAGAACTGGACAAAACAAGATTGGGGAACAAAGTCTGGCAAACCCTCTACACAAGGTCCGAAGGCGACAGGAGAAAGGTATCTTCCCAAGAAAGCAAGGGCATCTCTTTCCTCGTCTGAGTATGCGGCAACAACTCGTAAGAAAAAAGAAGACACTAAAAAGGGTAAACAGTTTTCTAAACAACCTACAAAGATTGCTAAGAAAACTAAAGCTTATCGAAAGAAGGGTGGAGCAGTGGCTACTAAAAGAAAATCTACTGGTAAAGGTATGAAGGGTCATACCATTGGTGGAGGACAAAAACGTCCTACTAAGTCTGGTGCAGGTATGACTGCTAAAGGAGTAGCTAAATATCGTAGAGAGAATCCCGGCAGTAAACTAAAGACTGCTGTAACTGAATCTAAACCTACTGGAAAGAGAGCAGCTAGACGTAAGAGTTACTGTGCTAGATCAGCAGGACAAATGAAGAAGTTTCCAAAGGCAGCTAAGAATCCTAACTCAAGATTAAGACAGGCTAGAAAAAGATGGAAGTGTTAGTATGGCTATTACTAGATCAAAGATAAGTCAACAGATTACAAAGCCTCCACAAAAGAAGAAGATTAAGAAAAAAGTTAAAAGGAAAAAATAAATGGCT